TTATAAGAAAGCTATAAATGCTATTAGTAACGCTGATGAATTTGATATCAATATGTTAGTAACACCTGGTATAATTCACGGATTACATAGTAGTGTAACCAATCACGCAATATCAAAGATGGAAGCTCGTGGTGATGCATTCTATATCTTAGATTGTGTGAAACATGGTGATACAATAGCAACTGCAACTGCAGCAATAGAAGCACTTGATACTAACTACGCAGCAACCTATTATCCTTGGGTAAAGATTGTAGATAGAAATACAAACTTACCTGTATGGGTTCCGCCATCAGTAGTATTAGCTGGTACAATCGCGTTTACCGATAAGGTAGCTCACGAATGGTTCGCACCAGCTGGTCTGAATCGTGGTGGTTTAACTACGGTATTAGAAGCACAAACAAGATTGACTCATTCTGAAAGAGATGAACTTTATGAAGATAGAGTTAATCCAATCGCTTCATTCCCAGGTCAAGGTGTGTGTGTTTGGGGACAAAAGACCTTACAAGGTCGTCCATCAGCACTCGACAGAGTTAATGTTCGTAGATTGTTGATTAGATTGAAGAAATTCATCGCATCATCAAGTAGGTATTTAGTATTCGAACAAAATACAGCTGGAACAAGGAATAGATTCCTTAACATAGTGAATCCGTTCTTAGAATCAGTACAATCAAATAGTGGTCTATCTGCATTTAGAGTAGTAATGGATGATTCCAATAATACTCCAGAAGTGGTTGATAGAAATCAACTTGTTGGTCAGATATTTATCCAACCAACACGGACTGCTGAATTTATTGTATTGGACTTCGTTGTTCAACCTACAGGAGCAGCATTTCCTGAATAAGTTTAATCAATAGATTAACAAACGAAAAGCCCCTCTTTTTTGAGGGGTTTTTTGTTGCCCGATATATTTATATATGAAGATAGTATAAAACTTCTATAAAACTATGAAAAATGTATATGACGATTTTTCATAAATTTGATATTTATAGTTGAGAAAAAAATTTATTGGAGATTAAAGATGCCAGATTTATTAGATCCTTCTGAAATAATGTTCACACCGTTTGAACCGAAAACAAAAAATCGGTACATCATGTATATTGAGGGAATACCAGCTTATCTCATTAAGACTGCAAACAGACCATCAATAGCCTTTGAGACAATTGAATTAGACCACATCAATGTAAAAAGATATGTAAAAGGTAAAGGTGCATGGGAAGAATTAGAAATAACACTTTATGACCCAGTTGTTCCAAGTGGGGCACAAGCAGTAATGGAATGGGTTAGATTAGGACACGAATCAGTAACAGGTAGAGATGGATATACAGATTTCTATAAGAAAGATGTAACTATTAATGTTTTAGGACCTGTTGGTGATAAAGTTGAGGAATGGACATTAAAAGGAACTTGGATTGTAAACGCTAACTTTAATGACTTGGATTGGTCAAATACTACTGATCCAGCAGATATTACACTTACATTAAGATACGATTACGCAATCCTACAATTCTAAGGAGTTAATATGAACTTTTTCAGAGAAATGCTTTCAAGTGATGCAAAGATTTCAAGTAAAAGATTTGTTGGTTTTGCAGCATTTTTTATGTTGATTTGTAGCTGGGGAGCAGACACCTTTTCAACTTTCGAAGTAAAAGATAAAATATTAGAATGTTTTATGTATATCTCAGTAGTTGGACTCGGAGTTACAGCAGCAGAAAAATTTGGTAGAAAATAATTTATTTTAAAAGGTTATAAATATAGGTTTTGAAAATTATTCAACAAGGAGAATAACATGGCAGAAGAAACACGCCAATTTCCGACTGAGGTAATAGATTTGCCTTCTAAAGGATATTTTTATCCTTCAGGCAGTCCATTATCAAGTGGTCAAGTGGAAATTAAGTACATGACAGCAAGAGAAGAAGATATTTTAACATCCGTTAATTTGATTCAAAAAGGTTTAGCTATAGATAAACTATTAGAATCTTTAATTGTTAATAAAGATATTAATGTAAAGGATATTCTGATTGGTGATAAAAATGCAATTATGATAGCAGCAAGAGTTTTGGGTTATGGAAAAGAATATGTAGTAGAATTTGAGGGTGAAGAAGTAACCGTAGATTTAACTACTTTAAAGGATAAGGAAGTAGATTTATCTAAATTTGAAAAGGGAAAAAACGAATTTTCATTTACTTTACCAAATTCTAAACGAAATGTTACTTTTAAGATATTAACTTGGGGTGATGATGAGTCAATTGAGAAAGAATTAGAGGCACTTGAAAAGGTTGGTAGTGAAATAAAAAGTGAAATGACTACACGACTAAAAAAACGAATCACATCAGTTGATGGTAAAACAGAACAATCATATATAAATAATTTTGTGGACAATGAATTCCTTTCCGTTGATTCATTGGCATTTAGAACACATATAGAAAAATGTATTCCTGATGTAGACATGACATATAAGTTCACTTCTATACTTGGTGATGAAAAGGAGTTAGTGGTCCCAATGACCACTCAGTTTTTTTGGCCTTCAGCCAAATAATAAACCAGACATACACGAGGAAGTATTTCAATTAATCTTCCATTCTAAAGGTGGAATATCATTCCAAGATGGATATAATATGCCTATCTATCTACGCCGATTTTATCTACAGCGATTAACAAAACACTACAAAGAAGAAAGTGAAGCCATAAAAAAGGCTCAACAAAAAAATCGACCAAAATTCAAAAAATAGATTTTTAGATATTTATTAGTAACTAAATACAATAGTTTTAATCATTTTAAGGAATTCATTATGAGTAGATTAGATAAACTAATAAGTAAATTTTTTAACAACCTAAGAAAAGGTAGAAAAGATGCCTTTACAAAACAGATAATGTCAGATCCAAAAGGTCGTGATGCAGTTAAAAGGTTAAAGAAGGCTGAAAAAGATTTATTAGATACAATCAAAAATAAAAATCTTATAGATAAATAATTAAAATTAGTATTTTCAAATAAAGTTTTATAATTAAAACTTACTCAATCAAGGAACAACATGGCAAGAAAACCAGCAGACGCTAAATTTATTGCAGACCAAGAAGAACGAGCAGCAAAAGCGGCCGCCAAAAGAGCAAACCATGAGCAAGACGCGATGGAATGGGAAAGATTGGGCTTAGAAAAGAGAGGTGTTTCGTTAAAACAATATCAAAAGATACAGGATTACAGACGCAAAACGGCGGCTGATGAAGAACGAATAACAAATGAGAATAAGGAACAGGCCAAACATGGTAAAAGGACTCGTGATTTGGCAAGAGATCACGGTAAATATCTAAAAAGTAATAGTGGTCAATTACTATCATCACTTGGTATAATGGATGAATCAAATGTATTATCTAAAAAGGCAAAAGATGCTGAAATAGAAGCCAATAAAATGAGAGGTAAGGGTAAGGGTTTACTCGAAAAAAGATTTAGGTCAGAACAACAGGGTTGGAATATGGCAGCACAAGCTAGAAAAGAAGCAATGGCTGAGATAGAAATGGGGACTTTTGATGAGATAAGTTTTGGTGACAATCTTGCATCAGAATTAGATCAAATTCCAGGTATGACTAAGAAGGCAAGAAATGAAATTTTACAGGAAGGATTGCAGTGGGCAAAAGATACTAACGAAGTAATAGAGTCTGCAGGTGGTGGTGAAGATTTTGCAAAGAAAATGGAAATATCGAAAGAATCTTTGTCTGCTATAGATGGATTTGAAGAAAAGGTTTTCAAGATAAAATCATTTATTACTGATCCTCAATTTAGAGGTGTGTTGATGAAAGCATTCTTTATCGGTTTAGCAGTAAAAGCTGCAACAGCATTAGTTGGGGCAATAGGAGATTTATGGGACACCTTTAGAGAATTCGGAGTTAGTTGGAATTCTTTACCTCTTGCTGCAGGATTAGCAAAAGAAGAAGCTAAAGCTTTATTGGATGAGTTTGGTACTTTAGAAGGAACAAGTAGTAGAACTTTATTAAGTATGAAAGCTATGTCATACTTCACAGGGGCACAAGTTGAAGATATGGCAAAAATAATGAAGTTACAGATGTCTATTACCAACTTAACACAAGAACAGGCTTTAGGTCAACAGGCAAAATGGATTAAAGATATTAAAAAAGAGGGAGTATCCACCAATAAAGTATTTGCGGATATGGCGGGAAATGCAGATTATTTTGCCAATTTTATGAAAGAGGGTGGTGAGAATATAAAAGAAGCTGCCATACAAGCAAGTAAAATGGGGTTAAGTTTATCAGAAACTGCGTCAATGGCTGAATCATTACTTGATTTTGAAACTTCTATCGAAAAAGAAATGGAAGCAAGTGCAATACTTGGTCGTCAGATAAATCTTGATAGAGCTAGACAATTAGCTTTCGAGGGTAAGCATGTTGAAATGATGGAAGAGGCAAAAAGACAGGCTGGTGGTGAAGCAGAATTTCTAAAAATGAATGTTGTCCAAAGAGAGGCGTTAGGAGAAGCAATTGGACTACAAGGACAGGCGTTATCGAAATTTATTAGCCAAAATGAAGAAGCAGCAGAAGCTTCATCAAAAGTTAGATGGATGTGGATAGCTATGGGTGCAGCAGTAGGTGGAGTTGTTGGACTTATGGCTGGAATGATACCAGCATTAATTGGAAGTATTCCTGGCGCGCAAAAAATTGGATTTAAACAAGCCGCCAAGGGTCTGGCAGTAGGT